TTCATGAGGGCGCCTCAAGTACCTTTAATGTTGAACTTGAACAATATGCAGTATCTCAAAATATATCAGTCCCTGGGGGGTATTACCCCGCTCTGTTGAATAAATTCTATTTGGAGAATGATTTTGCTAAATTTAGGAAAATCTACCCTTTTAGTCCCATTGAGGATGATTGGAATAGAGCCAATCGGGTGTTCAGTAAAATTTATTCACCTTCCATGGTTGGAAGGGTTCTTACTTACGATGAGGCCGTTGCTAAAATTGAATTGTCCGCTTCGCCTGGTTATCCTTTTAACCGGAAATTTAAGACGAAACGTGACGTGGTAAATGACAGCGAATGTAATGAAATACTTCGCCAGGTAATAAACCAGATATTTACAACAGGTACTTTTGAGTATGAATTTATGGGCGAAAAATACCAACACTGCTTTTGGCAGACGAGTCCGAAGTCAGAGATCAGAGTGATTGAGAAATACAACCATTCTGATCTTAGCAAAAGAAAGACACGAACATTTATGTGCGCCGATATTATAGTCCACATTGTTGGTTATATGCTTTATTCAGAGCAAAATAATCAACTTCTCGACCTTGGTTTAACCAATAGTTGGAGTGCTATGGGGATTAACCCCTGGTACGGTGGATGGAACACATTGTCCAACATCCTGACTCGTAATGGGTCGAAAGAGTTTGAATGTTGGGATGCTAGTCATATGGAAGCTAGTTTAGGAGACGCGATTCAGAATTCTATATATACTGTCAGAAATGGCGTAATTTATGGAAATGAAATTGCGAAGCATTGGTTTTATAGCCAAATCTCCTGTTCTTTAGTTATCGATATTGATGGCAATGTTTGTTTGAAGTTTGGAAAGAATCCTTCGGGAAGTTTCAATACTTTGAGTGACAACACTTTTGCGTTGATTTTAATTTACTTATACACTTTGGCTAGCACTTGTCAATCTGATGAAGAATTGATTGAAGAGTATTTCAAACTAGCTTGTAAGTGTATGGGTGATGATTCGATTGTCGAACGTAGTGACAGA